GCAAAAGGATTTTTCATTAGCTCCTCCAGAATTGTTGGGGCCGTACTGTGAACAAGATGTTTATTGGACTGAGCAATTATATGATCATAGTTTAAAAATTATTAACGAATCAGGCCAAGCGGATATTTTGAAGTTAGAACAGGAGTTAACTAGAGTATTATATGATATGGAAAATGTTGGAGTATCCATAGATTTAAAATACTTAGGTAAAGCTATAGATAGAATAGACGTTAGAAAAGTAGAAGTAGAAAATCAGATTTATGAGTTGGCAGGGAAAGAATTTAATATTAGTAGTACCCAACAAGTAGGCGAAGTATTGAATGAACAAGGTATCTATTCTCCAATTAAAACAAACAAGGGGCAGGATTCATGGAGTGAGGCGGCGTTAGTTCAACTAGATAGTCAGTTGGCGGCTCTCATTAGGCAATATAGAGCATTAGGAAAATTGAAGTCTACTTACCTAGAACCGTATTTAGATACGCCAGTAATGCATACGTCCTTTTGTAATTGGGGGGCTGTGACAGGTAGGCTGTCTTCTAGGGAACCTAACTTACAGAATATACCTAGAACCCACTTTAAATTGTTGGATAGATCATTAACTGAAGAGGAAAGGGATGTAGTTAGGGGGAGAATAAACGCTATAATTGCGGCTAAGGGAACTGTAGGAGAGTTAAGCTTAAGTGATCCAGTATTGGATACTTGGGGCTTTATAGGAGATGAATCCTTTAATGAAGAGGACGACAGTCAGTTAGCCATTCGTAGATTGTTTATTCCTAGAGAAGGGTATAGCCTAGTTTCATTTGACTATTCTCAAATGGAAGTACGTGTCTTTTTAAGCTATCTACATAATGATGAAGTAAATTTGTTATTACAGAGAGACGATATAGACTTCCATGGGGAAGCAGCTAAGATAGCTTTTCACGTGGATGAAGGCGACGATGAATACAAGTTCTATAGGCAGATGGCTAAGAACATTACATTCGGAGTTATATATGGAATTGGTAAGGCTAGATTAGCTAATCAATTAAATGTTAGTGAAAGAGAAGCCTTACAATATAAGAAAAAATATTTTGCAGGGATGCAAGGAGCCAAGTTATTTATTGACAAAGTAGCTCGTACAGTAGAAAATAGAGGGTGGGTTAAAAATATGTATGGAAGAATATATAAGATCCCATCTGATTTTTCTTATAAAGGAGTTAATTATTTAGTTCAAGGAACTAGTGCAGATATGTTAAATGAAAGGATGGTGGAAGTACATGAATATCTTAAAAATAAACGAAGCAATCTTGTATTGCAAGTACACGATGAGATCATTTGTGAAATTCATAACGAGGAGTTAGATGAGGTAACATCAAGAATTAGAGAGCTTATGGAAGTTAACAGTTTGAATATACCGTTAAAAGTAGATGTAGAAATATGTAAAACTTCTTGGGCCACTAAAAAAGATTTTGAGATAAAAGAACCTGTTGCTGTAGCAACATTAGAAGATTATATAGATTGGGGGTAGAATGGCATATACAGATTGGACTTTTCATGAGTCCAGAGATTATTACCAAAAACTTCGTGAACATATACTAGAGTCAGATCAGTATGAAGGAGTAGTGCTATGTGATGATATGGAAGAAGCATTTATAGGATTAGGGGAGCAATTCTCTAATCCCCCAATCGCAGTTTACGATAGGGAGAAATGTATTGAGATATTGGCGAAAGATATGACATATGAAGAAGCAATAGAATATTTTGAATTTAATATAATAGGAGCGTGGGTAGGAGAACAGACTCCCATGTTTTTAACGAAAGGCAAAGATTTATGGTATTAAGAGACGACACAGTAGATTATATAGATTGGGGCGAGGCGCCCCTAAAACAAAAGAAAAGTGGGTATATGGCTAACAATTGGGAATCGTATACTCAAAATATTAAAAACAGCGAGGTGGCTGTACAATGGGTTGCAGAGCAATTACGTAATCAAGGAATGTATGTAAAAATGCCTAAAACAAAAATAGCTCCATCATCTAAACAAGCGATGAAATATGTGGATAAGGGTGATTTATTTACTTCTTGGGATGGTGTAACATATCAGAGGACGGAAGTTAAGCATTTAAAAAGATGGGGTAGATTTACCTGCGCTGAAGATCATGCTAGAAATATAGGGTATTATCCTAATGGTGCTTCAGAGCCACACATAATGGTTTATGCTAAAAAGGCTTTTGACAAAGCTCAGAACTCTGGTAAGCCAATTAAAAACATTATTCTTTTAAATCAAGCTAAAACTCATTTTGTGTTAATTTATGGTAAGGATAGGAATAAATGGGGAATTGAACAAAGTAGTGATAATAGATATAAAAAGGAAGATCCAAAATATCTACAATATAGATATATAGCCCCTTTATCAGACGTTATATTTAAATCAGTAACTGATACTCAATGGTTAAAGAAGGAGGTATAAAATGGGTGGATTAAGCATACCAGACAAACTAAGAGCAAGATCGGCGGATATAGCCACATTAGTAATAGCAGATATAGAGTCTAGGGCACATTTAGGCGAAAAGAAATATGGGGGGAGATTAGAAATAGGTAGTAGAAACAATATGGTATCCCCAATTCAAAACGCCTATGAGGAAGTTTTAGACTTAGCATTATACTTAAAACAGCATTTAGAGGAGGATAAACATGGCAAAAGTTAGCGTACATTTAGGATTCACATTTAGGGTAGGCCCATTAGACACAAACCAATACAGTAGAATAGATGTAGATGTTAGGGATATAGATACTGATCTATCCATTAAAGATCAATTAAATGAGTCAGAGAAAGCATTAGAACAGGTGTGGACAGTAGTTAGAGAAGCCGTAGATCAAAAAATTGAGGCAGTCTTAGATTCAGGAACGTCTTAATGAGTGAGTTAGCAAGGGTACAAGTTTTAGAGCATGTGTTAGCAGAAAGGGAAAGGCAAGATTTAAAGTGGGGAAATCAATCTAAGAATTCAGATGAGTTGTGGACGGTAATCGCTGTAGAAGAGTTTGGAGAAGTTAGTAGGGAAGTTTATGAAAAAGATCTGCCTAAGACATATATGGAGGTTATTCAATTAGCCGCTGTGTGTTTTGCGTGGGCAGAAGCATTACAACAACGAGGAGTATTAGATGAAAAATAATGCAGAAGATGTTATATCCCAATTATTGGGCGATAAAAATTTAAAGTTACAGCGTGGGGATAGTTCTAGTTTTGACTATTCCCGTATCCCTTTTGGAATACCCGCTCTAGATAAACTAACTGGTGGAGGCATTGCTAAAAAGAGAATGACTATATTATATGGGCCTACTAACGTAGGTAAATCGTATCTAGCTTCTCAAATAGTGGCACAGGCTCAACAGGCGGGAGGTATAGGGGCGTGGATAGACACAGAACTATCTTGGGATTCTGATTGGATGGCCAAATGCGGAGTAGACACCTCTCAGGTATTAGTATCCCAACCTATTAATGGGGAAGATGCTTTAGGTACTGTAAAAGATTTAATGAGAAATGGGGTAGATGTGATAGTATTAGATTCTATAGCAGGATTAGTTCCTACAGCAGTAACGGAGGAGGATTTCTCATATAATCCTATGGCATGGCAAGCTAGATTTGTTAACAGTTCTTTACCCAAATTACTTCCAAATTTACAATCAGGATCGGCTTTGGTTGCCATTAACCAAGTTCGTTCTAGTATCGGGCCTGTAGCGTTAGATAATATGCCGGGAGGACTAGCCCAAAGCTTCTTCGCCCATGCGTTATTACAGGTACGTAGAAATGGGTGGATAGAGGAACCTAAAGGGAATAAGGTAGGTTTTGATATGGAAGTTAGGTTACGTAAAAGTAAGATAGGTGGGGAGAATTGGAGCAATGCCATAGTTCCTTTTAGGGTAGATGGAGGCATAGATGTCTTAGAAAGCTACATTAGAGAAGCAATTGAACAAAAGATTGTGGAAAGATCAGGAGCATGGTATACTTATAAAGATGTTAAGGCTATGGGAATGAATGGTATAAAAGAAAAGTTCCTTGCCAGCACAGAATTATTGGAGAATCTAAAAGCAGATGTTGCCTAAAGATTATACTAAACAGGAAAACATAATTGCTGACACATTGTCTGAGTTTGGCCTCAGATATGATCAGCAAGTTCCTATTGATAAGTATACAGCGGATTTTTATGTGGCTGAAATAGGGCTAGTGATTGAAGCTGATGGTGTTTATGGGCATTTACGTAAACGAGATGCTACAAGAGACGCAGAAATAATGCGTATCTTTGGTATTGCAAATATATTACATATTAAAGAAACCACTAAGGAATCAATAAGAGAGGTGTTATGCCGGGCGTTAGAGAACTTGGAACCAAATCAGTAACCACAACTAAAAATAGGGTGTCTAATCAAGATAGATGGCTGTTAAAGCAATTTGAGGAGACGTTGGGGTATGAACAATCTAGTAGTAGAGAGGGGGTATTCTTCCCCTCTATGCTAGGTAATGTTTGTGATAGATATTTATATTTAGCTTATAGGGGGAAGCTCCCCCAACAGACTATAGCTAGTGTTACCCAACGAATTTTTGATAATGGATCAGCTTTAGAAGATCGGATGACTAAATATTTTGAAGCTATGGGAATTTATAAAGATAGAGAGTTGCCCACTAAATGCGATGATCCTCCTATATCAGGACGTGCCGATTTTCTATTGACACATGAAGAACACGGAGATATAATATTAGAGTTGAAATCTATTAATGATAAAGGGTTTAAGAATTTATACAGCAATCCTAAGCCTGAACATTTTATCCAATTGCAAATTTATTTACAACTGTTAGATAGGCCCTATGGAGTTGTGTTGTATGAGAATAAAAATGATCAAAAGTTAAAAGCTTTTAAAGTAGCACGTAGTCCCAAAGAATGGGTTAGATTAAAGGAACGGTGCCAAAGAATTCAGGAGGCTACAGAGATACCCACTAGTTGTACAGGGCCTACATGGTGCGCTTGTAGATTATATGAGGAGGCAATAGATGGTAGAGGAGAAGGGTTGGACTCCAATGAAAGCTCTGGGGAGAGCCAATAAAACAATTGAGGAACTCATGGTTCCCACGTTTAAAGTTGATTTAAGTGAAGATCCCTATTTAGAATTTTCTAATCTAATGAACGCTGATGCTAGGGCATTAGAACAGTTTCTTATTTTATATGGGGGATACAAAGCTTATTTAGAAGCTACAGTAGCGGATGTTGAGGCCGTCAGAGACGCTTTAAAAGCCGCTTTTGACAATGGGTATCAAACAGCTGGACATAAAATTGCGGAGGATAGGGAACAAGAGGGCAGAAAGAAGTTAACTAAAGATGAGGTTAGAGGAGCAATTTTAAAAGCCTACCCATCTTTACGAGAATATAATAGGGAGCTAATTGAGCAAGAAGCTATATATACTAAAATGTCTGGATTATTAAGTGCTTACACATCAGCCTATAATACCGTTTCTCGTATAGTTACTTTACGGACTAATGGAAATGGATAAATTTTATTTAGGGTTAGATTGTTCTAGCAAAGGGGTTCATGGAGCAATCATCAACGATAAAGGAGAGCTTCAAGAGACTCCTAAATGGGTTTCTAAATTACCCGATTTTGATACCAGATTTCTTGAATTTTTGCCGAATTTTTATGAAGAATTAGGTATAATAATAGAAAGGTATAAATTATTATCCATAGCAATTGAAGCACCTATTTTTATACAAAACCCTAAGACCACCATGCAAATAGCTTCGGTAGTGTATTCAACGAAGCTTTTGTGTTTCTTACGTGGTTTAGATAGTGTATTAGTCCAAAATAAAGTTTGGAAGAAATACACAGTTGGTAAGGGTAACGTCTCTAAGTCAGATATACTAGCGTATGCTAATATATTTTGGAAGTGTCAGTTTAAGGAGCAGGATTGGGCAGATGCATCATGTATCGCCCTTTGGTGTAGATTTTTTAATACAGGAGAAGAGATATGAGTTTAGTATTCCATATGAAAGGAACAACAGAGGTTAGCCCAGAATACATAGATAAAAAGCCTGAAGATATGACTGCGGCGGAGTTTCGCAAGAAGTACGGGGTAGTTGTTTGGTGCGATCACTTTGGTTGCAAGTTTAATGTTAGGGAAGAAGATACACAACGTACCACAGGTACCCTTCTTAAAAAGAGGGGGTATCAACCTATCGGAAAGGATGCGGGGGTATGGCGAGGGTTGTGTACCAGAGGAGAAATAGGTTTAACTTATAGAGATGGCAAACCAGAATGTTTTACATCGGCAGTTAAAAAAACAGGTCATAAAGATTTCGCTAGTTTATTACAGTCTGATGGTACACCATATGGTGGGAGTATAGAATCTCAGCAACCTTCTGATCCCTCATTTGACATACCATCCACATGGGGTAGTGATGATAAAGCTCCTCGTAGGGGCTTAAGAGCACCCACAATAAAGGAGTATTAATATGCCTAAACAGTTCCCACTTGAAGTTAAAGATAAAGCTTTAGCTTTGTATTTAGAGGGAGATAAATCAGCCAGAGAAATAGTAGAAGTGCTTTGGGAAGAGCATGAGATAGAAGTTAAGCCTTCTACTATTTATGCTTGGGCTAGAGAAGGTGAATGGGGAATACAACAAGGAGAAGTTCGTACTCAAGCCTTAGACACTCTTCGGGAGAGTGAAGGCCAACGCTTTGCCAGAGTTCAAAAAGAACATTTAGATAATTATGAATCATTACGTCACAAAGCTGAAAATGCTTTAGATCATTTAGTTTTTGATAAAGCTTTTGACGCAGCTAAAGTCCTAGATTTAAGTATAAAAGGGGAGAGACAAGTCATTGAAGGTATGATTAATCTTCAGTTTGTGCAAAATGTTCTTAGTGTGTTGGTGGATGAGATTAATGATGAAGAAATTTTACGGCGCATTGCAGGACGATTAAAATCCTTAATTCAGACAGAGGAGACGGCTAAGATATGACTCAAGAAGTAACCACATTTTCAGATGCTTTTGATATATTAGCATCAGGTTTAACATCTTCTAACAAAGCTAAAGTGGGTTCGTTCCACGA